CCATCTGCTCACTCCGATCTATTCGGTTAGTGAGCATTAATTAGCACGAATGCTAAGCGATGCAAGCCCTAATTGGCAATGTTGCTAAATTATTTTCAGGAGGGGACGCAATAGATTTGCGGCGGCGTTCTCATGATGCCACGGGCCAGATCCCGCTGGTATTCGGTCTCGAATTGGCGCTCGATCTCCGCTTTCGCAGCGAGGCAGCGCGCCATGGTCGGATAGTCTATGACGGTGCTCTGCGGATGCCCGACGATAATGAGCTTGGCGTGCGCTGCGGCGGCCATGATGAGGGTCAGCATCAGTAAACCTCCCCGACGACCTTGTGGATCGCCGCGATGCGCTTCTGTTCTACCTGAAACGTCACATCGGGATTGAATTGCCGAAGCTCAATGAAGCTGGCGGATCTGCGGACCAATCTCTTGATGAGAACGGTCGAAACCCGATCGGCGTCATCTCCGTTGCCGCTCTTGAGTTGAACAATCACGTCATCATTGATTGAGATTGGGGCCCTCGGGCTGACGATCACGCGCCGTCCAGGCTCGAACCGTGGAAACATCGAATCGCCAATGATGGTGAGGGCATAGGCCTGCTTGTCGCGGGCCAAGCTCGCCGGACGCGCGACTTGATCGAGCACGTCACCCATGTCGAGTTCCGTCAGCTCTATGTCACGCTCTGGATCGAACGACTTCATGCCGATGGCCGATCCTACAAGGGGAATGGTCGGCAGAGGAGCGTCGCCATATTTCTCCTCGAACGGCCTATCCCCGAACCCCGAGACTTCAGTACGAACCATACTGCCTAAAGTTAACCAACCATGAAAGCCCGGATATCGTTCCCGTAGCTTGTCGAGGATTGGCCGGCTGATCTTGGTTTGTGCGGTCCCATTGTAATGCCGGTTGATCGTGGATGCGGCCACGCCGATTTCCTTCGCGACACGGCTCGGCACCCCGCCGCCTTCGGAGTCGACCAATTCCTTGATTAAGCGGTGATCCGCAGCGAGCTCATCCATGGCCACTATATTAGCGGGGATGCTAAACTGTGGCTCGCAGCAATGTTGCAAAGAAATTGTTTGCACGGCGTAGCAATCCTGCTAAATGGTTAAACCATGCAGGACAAGCCGGACCAAATCCGCCCTACTGACCTAGCCGGGAAGCTCAACGTCAGTGTGGCGTATGCAAGTCAGTTGCTGAGCGGGGCTCGAAAGCCTTCGCTCGAACTGGCTCTACGGTTCTTCGACCTTGCTCAGGTTAAGCTTGGTCCGCTCGTCGGGGCCACCGACGAGGAAATCGCAACTCTCAGAAAATTAGCAGCATGACCCTATTCGCCAGCCCCTGTCTGGCGATGGGCGAGTTCGGGATGCCCCCACGGACTCGCCCGCACTTCATGGCAGAAGGATAGCAGCGATGTCGGGGGAGGAACTGTTTCTCGCTGCAATCGCAATCGCTTCCGTATTCGGTGCGATCAAGATCCTTGCCGATGCTCAAACGTGGGCTCGCGAGGACGATGCGTTCGGAGACTTCCCGCATTTGCCTGAAGGTTTGGTGCTGACGGCACGGCCATCGGGGGAGGAGACAGCCGACGCCGCCAGCACACAAAGTTTCGCACGTCATTCGCACCATGACGGGAGCGTAATTATCCCATGAGCGCTTCAATAATCACGAAATACGATTGCGATGCGATCCAAGCCGCAATGGCGGTCACGCTCTTGCAGCACAAGAACGCGCACCCGGAGTTGACTTTAAAGTCAATCGGCAAGGTGATCGAGCGCGAGCCCCAATCGGTCCACGCCTACATCTGCACGGACACCGAAATGCCAGCATCATGTTGGCTGAAGGCGGTTGCCGAATGGCCTGAGCTTGCTGATCGATTGATCTTCAACTTGGATGAGGCAGAGAAGGCTTTTCGCGCTCGCCAACGCACGCTGCCGCTCACGCGCCCAGTTCCCGAGGAGAGGGCGGCATGAGTTTGGAACAGCGCAGAAATTGGGCGCGCCGGCAACTCGAAATCGCCCATGAGGAAGAGATACCGAGCTTTCTGCAATGGCTCGCAAATGGTCCGATTTGCCAGCCTTGGAGCATCTACTGCCCGGCTGGCCGTCTGACTTGGGCTGAAACAAAAGCGCGTGAAGCGGCGCAAGTGAGCGAAGCATGAGCCTCCGCAACTTCCTCTTCATGCGCCGACATAAGCGCGCCTGTAAGCGAGTAACTGACTCTGCTCGTGAATTGGCGCGCATCGGCCACGAAAAACGCCACCGCATCATTGCCGACAAAGCGCGGAAGATGCGCGAACAGCTTGGGTTGCAGCCCGATCCGAGGATCGCATGATCGAGCTACCTTGGCCTCCCGCAAAACTGTCCCCCAACGCTTCCCATGCCGGAAGCTGGTGGATCAAGCGCGCGGCTGCAAGCCAATACCGTGACGATTGCCTGATCTTTCTCCGTACCCAACGGGTTCCGAAATTGTTCGTCGATCCTCCAGTGATGCTGGAGCTGACGTTCTGCCCACCAACCAGGCGTCGGTTCGATCTCGACAACGCCTTAGCCAAGGCAAAGCAGGGCATCGACGCTCTGGCCGAACTGTTGGGCGTTGATGACCAGATATTCGAATACTGCTTGCGGCGGGGAGATCCGGTCAAGGGCGGAAAGATACTCGTCCATCTTCATCTGCTCGGGCTGGAGCTCGCGGCATGAGGCAGGGAATGGCCTCCGGTGGCGCGCTACGCCGCTTCACCAGTATCAAACCGAAGGGCCACAGGATCAACCTGTCCGACGACCATCCGGCAATCGCCTTGGGGCAGTCGATGTTCCAAGCGCGTGTCGCGCATCATTCGCAGCGACCTAGGCTCCTGATCGACGGTCACAACAGCCGCAAGATCGGTAAGCGAGTGACCAAGGGGAAGATGAAAGACTTCCCGATTTTTACCCTCACTCTCGAGGAACGGCGAACCTGTCCATCGACATGTCTGGAATGGCGGACTTGCTACGGCAACTCGATGAACTGGGCTCGCCGCATTCAGCACGGCCCGGAATTTGAGGAGAGGCTGTGGCACGAGTTGGCGGACAAGCAAACATCCCATCCCACAGGCTTTCTTGTCCGCCTTCACATTCTCGGAGACTTCTATTCGGTTCGATACGCGAACCTGTGGGCCGAAGCGCTCGAAGCTTACCCTGCGCTCCATATCTTCGGCTATTCAGCGCGGAAACCGAAAAGCGCGATCGGTCGCCGCCTGTGCGAAATGATCACTATCTGGCCGGCACGTTTCCACGTTCGGTTCAGTGGGTGGAATGGTCCGAAAAACGGCTCTGTCGTCATCGATAGTGCGGGAGAGACGGACCACGTAATTTGCCCGGCCCAGACCGGCAAAACCGACTGCTGCGCTACCTGTGCACTGTGCTGGCATAGTGACCGCACCATAGCGTTCCTGAGGCACTGATGCGCACGGCTCCCGACGACATTGCGGAACTGATGCTCGCACCGACACCGGGCTCGAGCAGGATCACTGTTTCCGCCGTCATCAGCGCCTGTGCTCGGCATTATGGTGTGGCCCCGGGATTGCTCACCGAGCCTGACGGAGGCGCAGGGCAGCGCCAGCGGTGGATAGTCCGCAAACGGCAGGTCGCAATGTACCTCTCGCGAGAGCTCACGCCGCACTCAACAATCCAGATCGGAGACATGTTCGGCGGCCGTGACCACACCACCGTCATCCACGCCTGCAAGCATGTGAAAGCGCGCATGGCCGAAGGCAACGACTTCACGAGTTTCGACGTTCGCGCCGTCCTGAAACGGCTCCGGCATTGCTCAGATGGAGGCGGCAGAGTGAACGATTGCCGCCCAAAACCAGCAACTGGCCACATGCCGTTCGAAGGTCACCGGACAATGGCCCAGGTATGGGCTCAGCAAGCTCAGAAAGAGCGCTGCAACGATCCTGCGTACCGAGCCAAATGCCGAGAGGCATATCTAGCTCGTGAAGCTCAGCAATACGGGCGTGAGCCGTGAGCAAATCAGACAACTGGATGCCGTTCTTTGTCGGAGACTATCTCTCCGCGACGACCAGGCTCACGACCGAGCAACACGGCGCTTACGTCCTGCTGCTGCTCGACTATTGGAAGAATGGCCCGCCGCCGAACGATGACGCTGTGCTGGCGCAAATCGCTCGAATGAGCGCGTCCGTATGGCGCAAGGCAAGACCTGCGCTGATCGGTTTCTTCGACGTTCAGAACGGCCAACTCATCCAGAAGCGTGTCGAGCGAGAACGGCAACGTGCAGCTGAGAACGTCGAGAAGCGCAGCAAGGCTGGCAAGGCATCAGCAGCCGCCCGCGCGGATAAGCAACAAACGTCCAACAAAAAATCAACACATGTTGAAACACATGTTGAAGCAAACGGCCAACAAAACGGCAGACCTCTACCTTCACCTTCACCTTGTTCTAACGAACAAGTTATATCCTCTAACGAGGATTTGTCGGCAGAGCCGACCGATGCCCCCGTCACCGAAGACGAGGTCCTAGAAGCCTGGCAGGACCGCATGGTCCCTCTCGGCTACGCCGCCATTCGCAAGCTGACGCCCGAACGAAGGCGAAGGCTGAAAGCCAGAATCCGCGAATATCCCGATCTCGACGATTGGCAGCGCGCGCTTTCGGCTTTGGAGCGCAGTACGTTCCTCAAGGGCGATAACGACCGCGGTTGGCGCGCCGACTTCGACTTCCTGCTTCAGCCGAAGAGCTTCACGAAATTGCTTGAGGGTTCATATGACCACTAGCCGCCTATCTGGATCATCTAACGGAACACGGCCGCCGAATGACCCAAAGGAGCGCATCCGCTTCTGGATCGAGCGCGGTAATCGAATCCTGTGGGGTGAAGAAGCAATTAGCAAGGGCGACTACCTCACGCCGCGTCGTGATCTGGAATGGGCGTGGAACAACGGCTCTTACTTCATCCAGCCGAGGTTTGCGGTTCGGCGTAGCGGTGAAAATGTCATTACGCAAAACGGGACCGTGGTCTGATGGGTCGGACCATTCGTACAGATCGCGCGCGCACAACATTCGTCGCCGTTCTTGTTGAGACGTGCAACGTGACGGAGGCGTGTCGAGCAGCCGGCATTGGCCGCCAGTCTGCCTACGATTGGCGTGGAGATGATCCTGCATTCGCCCAAGCCTGGGATGATGCGCTTGAGGCTGCCGCCGACATGCTTGAGCAAGTGGCATTCGAGCGCGCCAAGTCGGGACAGTCCGACCGGATGCTCGAGATCCTGCTGAAGGCTCACCGTCCGAAATATCGCGAGAAGCAGCAGGTGGAAGTCAGTGGACCCAACGGCGGACCGATCGAACATTGCGAAGCCGCCAAGCGCCGCGTCGAGGACATATTCGGCCCCACACCGCATGAGATCATCGTGGAGGGCAAGCGTGGCTAGTACTCCATGGCGAACCGAGGACCGCGAGTTCCTGAAAGGCGTTGCCGGAAGGCGGGACTGGATCACGGTTGCAATCGAACGCTTTCCCGATCGCTCCGAGGCGGCAATCCGCTGCATGATGCAGAAGGTCCGGATCGATCTCGGGCTATCGGGTGAACATGGTCCGGGGAATGCTTGGATCACCGATGCGCGGAACGGCAGCCGTGATCTGTTGCGAGCCCAGCTTAGCACGGGAGCATTCCCGGCGTGAACTGGTGCCAGCCGCCACAGATCGACCGGCTGCAAAGCGAAGTATCTCAGCTCATCCACGAGGGCAGCAACGATGAAGCCGACGCTATCATGCGAGAGGCCTGCCTGTGGCCGGGAATGGGGCTGTGGGTCCTGCTAAGATACGGGCTAGGCCGACAGGACGCGCACAACCAATGGGTGTTCGATCGCTGCTGCGAGGTTCAGGCCAATCCCGATGGTTATCTCGATCTATGGGCGAGAGAGCATTGGAAAAGCTCGATCATCACCAACGCCAAGACAATCCAGGACGTGCTTGCCGATCCCGACATTACCGTTGGCATTTTTAGTCACACTCGGCCCATTGCGAAAGCCTTCCTTCGCCAGATCAAGGGCGAGTTCGAGCGCAATGAACGGCTGAAACGGTGGTTTCCTGATGTGCTGTGGGCCGATCCTCAGAAGGAAAGCCCCAAGTGGTCCGAGGACGAGGGGATTGTCGTCAAGCGCAAATCCAACCCGAAAGAGGCGACGATAGAGGCGTGGGGCGTGGTCGATGGTCAGCCTACGTCAAAGCACTTCAAGAAGCTGGTGTTCGATGACGTGGTGACCAAGGAAAGCGTGACCTCTCCGGAAATGATGCTCAAGACCACCGAGTCCCTGCAGCTGGCCTACAACCTCGGGACAAGAGGAGGAGCGAAGCGGTTCATCGGAACCCGCTATCACGCCAACGACAGCTACAAGACGGTACTTGATAGTGGGACTGCGAAACCAAGGCTCTATCCCGCCACAGAGAACGGGTTGGTGGATGGAAAGCCGGTATTCCTCACCCGTGACGAACTGGACACCAAGCGGAGGGAGATGGGCCCGTACATCTACGGCGCTCAGATGCTGCTCGACCCCACCGCGGATGACAAGCAGGGCTTCAAGGAGGAGTGGCTGGAATATGCGAGCGGTCCGGATCTGTGGCGCGGTCACAACCTGGTTATCCTGGTTGACGCTGCCTCCTCGAAGAAAAAGACCAGCGACTACACCAGCATCTGGGTTCTGGGTCTCGGACCCGATCGCAAGGTCTATGTTCATGACATGGTACGAGACAGGCTCAGCCTGACCGAACGCGCCGATCGTTTGATCGCGCTTCACCGCCATTGGTTCCCGCGCGCTCCGGTCATGGCTGTGGGGTATGAACGCTACGGAATGATGGCCGATATCGAGCATATCCGGGATTTGCAGGAGCGCGAGAATTACCGTTTCAAGATTACTGAGCTTGGCGGGCAAATGCCAAAGCTCGACCGGATCAGGAGACTAGTCCCGTGGTTCGAGCAGAAGCGCATCCTATTGAGGCCAACGCTTCCCAAGACCGATTACGAAGGCCGTGAGGTTGATCTGACCAAGGCCTTCATCGAAGAGGAATACAAGGCGTTTCCAGTGGCGACCCATGACGATATGCTGGACGCGTTGTCGAGGTTTCTCGACGAGGACTTGCCGATCCGGTTCCCGCTAACCCTTGCCGACATGGACGAGGACGAGGAGCCGGTGCAGGGCCGATCAGCGATCACGGGGTATTGATGGTCGACACGAAGGAATATACCGGCTTGGGCCTGAACGCGCTTGCTCAATATCAGCAGGCCCCCATGAACAATGGGCTCGTCAGCTATCTCAGCCAATCGACACCCATCTCGGCCAGCTGGATTGACGTTAACGACCTGATGAATGCCGCGCAGGGTCAGATATTGCGTACCAGCAACCTGTTCGCTGATCTCATTCCCACTCCAGAGGAAACCGCAGCGCGGCAGTCTGCCTACCTTGAGGCAATGGCGCGGCAGCAGCAGAATGAGATTGCCGACATCAAGGCCGGGAAGCGAATGCGGGCCGAAGCTAATGCCGCCAAGGGCGAACGCATTATGCGCCGCCTCGCGTTCTGGATCGGCTTCGGATCGCTTCCCGCGTTCAGCCTCATTGCCCGCCTGTTCCTTGAACGCCTTGCGGCCAAGCTCGATGTCGTGTCCGACAACATAGAGCGCTGTCTCGCCTAACATTATTTCCGGGGCCTTCCCCCCGAACCGCTATTTTCGTCTCCGAGCGGAAACAGGAGACGAAGCATGGCGAAGAAACCGGCCAAGAAAGCCGCCAGCAAACCGAGCGAAGTAGCCGCCAAGAAAGACCCTGCGTTCATCGCCAAGTTCGGTGATCCCGACGCCGATCCGGCAGAGATCGCATTGCGCCGCGCTAACTTTGGCTGAGCCTGCCAAAGCTTACGACCCGGAGGCTTCGGCCGCCGCAGTCTCTGCGAGCATGTCGCTCGTTCCCTCGCCGCGCGACAAGCTGCTGACGCTTGCCCAATCTACCGCGAACCTTGCTGAAGCGATGGGAGCCGGTGACCTCGCGGCGTTGGGGATCAAGGTCGTCGAAGGATATGAGAAGGATAAGGCGTCTCGCAGGGAATGGGCCGAGATGGCCGAGGAGATGCTTGCCCAGGCCGCGCAGGACAAGCCGACCGAGGTTAAATCAACCCCGTGGCCCAGTTCTTCAAACGTCAATGTCCCGCTGCTGACGATCGCTGCATTGCAGTTCAACGCCCGCATGTATCCCGCCGCGATCAAGGGCGACGAGGCGATCCTGTGCAAGGTCATCGGCAAGGATAACGGAGTTTCGCTGAAAGGCCCGGACGGCCACCCGATGGTGATCCTGAACGGTCAACCGGTTCCTGCAATGGTTGGGTTCCAGGCGCAGCAGCAGCAACAGGCACAGGCACAGGCCCAGGCCCAGCAGCAGGGACAGGACCCGAGCCAGCTACCCCCTCCAGATCCGCCACAGATCGCGTGGAAAATTCCTCCGGGAGCCAAGACCAAGCGAGCACAGAGGGTCAGCGAATATCTCAACACGGTCGTGTTTTACCGGATGGATTCGTGGGAAGGTGATACCGATGCTCTGCTGACCCAGCTTCCCATCGTCGGATGCGTGTTCAGAAAGTTGTGGTGGGACAATCGCAAGGGACCACAGTCGGCCATGGTCCCGGCCCTTAGATTAGTGGTCAACGAGAATGTCAAGTCGCTCGATACCGCTCCCCGCATTACCGAGGAAATCCCCGACACCTTTTATCACGAGATCTGCTGCAAGCAGCGCGAGGGAATGTACCTCGATGTCGATCTTGGAATTACGACAGAGGACGAGGACAAGCCGCGGCTGTTCCTCGAGCAGCATCGTTTCTTGGACCTCGATGATGACGGATATGATGAGCCGTACATCGTCACGGTTGACCACGAGACTAGAACAGTCCTTCGCGTCGAAAGCAATTTCGGACCAAGCGATATTGAATGGGATGATGCGGGTAAGCCCATCCGGATCACTGCCGGAAAATTCTACATCAAGTACGGCTTCTTTCCTCACCCCCAAGGCAAGTTCTACGACATCGGCCTAGGCCATTTGCTGAAGCGGGTCGGGGCGGTGATCGACACCGCCATTAATCAACTTATTGATGCTGGTAACGCTCAGGTCGCTGGCGGTGGGTTCATTGCTGCTGGACTGAGGTTGCAGGGCCGCTCTGGAAGGTCGGTGGTTCGCTTTGCCCCCGGCGAATACAAGACGGTCGAAGCGACCGGAATGGATTTGAAGAACGGCATTGTCGAGCGGACCTTGCCCAATGTCTCACCCGTCACCTTCCAGGTGCTCGACTTCATCATGGGCTTTGCCCGCGAGATTGGGGGCTTCAAGGACATCCTCACCGGACAAGCGGCACCTACGGCTCCTGTCGGGACTGTATTAGCCCAGATCGAGCAGGGCCTTCAGGTATTCAACGCCGTTGCCAAGCGGTTCTTCCGCTCGGCCAAGGACGAATACACCCTGCTTGCTCAGAAGATCGCTCGGTACGGCGGTGAGGGGGCGGCGAAGGACTATGCCAATGTTCTGGACGACGAGGCTGCGGATTTTCAGGCGGACTTCTCCGACAGTGACATGGACATTCGGCCCGTCAGTGACCCTTCCGCTGTCACGCGGATGCAGAAGATGGCCAAGGCCCAGTACCTCGAAAGCAAGATGGGTGCTGTGGCTTCTGTTGGCGGCGATGTTCGCGAGATCCTGAAACGGTCGCTGGAGGCGGCTGACGTTGAGGATATCGACAAGATCCTGCCTCCGCCAAAACCGCAGCCGCCGAATCCGATAGAGATCGCCCAGCTGAACAAGCTTCAGGCGGACACCGATAAATCCACAGCACAAGCCCAGAAGGACAATGCCGACGCCGTACTTACGGCCGTCACCGCTCAGCACAAGAAATACGATCTCGAACATCAGGCGATGGCCGATGGAATGAGGGCGCGGGACCTTGGCTGAGATCAGCGCAGAAGAGTTCGCCGCATGGCGCGAGGACCCGGTTACCGAATGGGTGAGCGCGGCTCTACGCGAGCGTGGCGACGCCCAGATGACGGCATGGATCAGGCTTTCATGGGACGGGGGCAATTGCGACCCCATGAAACTGTGCGAGCTCCGAATGACCGCTGATGCCTACCACGCATTAGCCGACTTCGTTTTCGAAGATTTTGCACCCCCAAAGGAGGAAGCGTGACCTGCCCCTATCAGCCGGTTGAATTTAATGTCGTGGTCGAGCTCGATCCGGTCGAGGAAAAGACCAAGGGCGGGATCATCCTTCCGGGCGAGAAGGTCGAGCGCGACAAACTGGGAGCGGAAGAAGGCACGCTGGTTGCCACTTCTCCTCTCGCCTTCACCTACGCCAGTCCCGCTGAATGGGGTGACACGCCCAAGCCTCAGGTCGGTCAGAGAGTAATGCTGAAACGCTATGACGGCGTTCTCAGGGAAAAGGACGGCAGGAGCTACCGCATCGTTCCTGACAAATCGATCGTCGCGGTGATCGAATGACGATCTCGCTAACCCCGCAGGCTCCCGATCCGCTCCGCACGGCAATCGAGGCGAGGGCGAAAGACATTCGGGCCAAGATCGCGGCCCGCAGGGGAAAGGGCGGATATGCCCAGAATGTTGAACACATGCAGACGGTGCTTGCCGAGCTCGAACAGCTCTTAGCGACACCGGAGGGAGAGGAATAAAATGGCGCTGCAAGGTTACACTGAGAATGACAAGCTGCTCGGCGTTGCCCTCGCTGACGGGACGCGGACGGCTTTCATCCCCGCCACGGTCACGGTCGATGGCCTTGGTGCCATTGTCACCCCTCCATCCGATGCGACGAACCAGGCGATCCTTGCCGAGTTGCAGACGATGGAGGACACGCTTTCGACGCCTGTAACGGAGCTTCCGCCGCCCTCGCTCTCGACGGCAAAACGATTGGCCCGCGCGGTCGCGTCGAGTTCGACCGCGACAACGACCAGCCTTGTTTCCGCGACCGCCTCTCAAACGACGCGGGTTCATCGCGCGGTGATCTCCTGTGCCGGTGCTTGCCTTGTCGAACTGTTGGACGGAACTACCAACGCCAAGACAATCCGTTTCCCCGGAGCTGGTGTGGCAATTCTCGACTTCGCTGCCGAGCCGTGGGTGATTACCTCGGTCAACACCGCGCTCCAGTTCAAGACCAGCGCGGCCGTCCAGGTCGATGTTGACGTTGAATATGTGAAGTCTGCATGAGCAGCGTTCTCAGCTTCGGCGGTGGGGGTCCAACTCAGCCCCTCAACCCCGCGAACACCTATGAGGCGCTGGGCTACGGCACCAACGGCTCGATCACGACGATCACCAGCGGCGGGATCGGGGCTAAGGGCTCGTATGCCAGTATCGGTACCACGGCCAATTCATGGTGCGGGTTTGAAATTGATTTCCAGTCGGTTAGCGCCAACGGCAACCGTTACTTAATGGATATTCGCACGGGCGGCGCAACCGTCATCGTGCCCAACCTCTTCCTGCAAAGCGTAACGGGTTATCGGCTCTATATCCCGATCGCGATAGCCAGCGGAACATTGATCGAGGCTCGTGTTCAGAGCACTGCCAGCGGCGGCACGGTGAAGCTGGGGATCAGCGGCCACATTGCCTCCGCATCGCTTCCTCCGGGCTTCACGACTGCCGTGGATATTCTCGGGGCCGACACGACCAACACGCGCCCCTCGACGGCGGGTGTCGCGGCAGCCTCGACCCTCACATGGGCCCAGATACTGGCGAGCACCAGCGAAGCCTACGGCGCGCTGATGATGACCTGCGCCGATAACGGCACACTGCCTGCCACGGCTCAATCGGTCGTGTTCTCTGTGGGTACTGGCGCAGCGGCGAGCGAGGTGGGGGTGGGCAGAACCAGTTCTTCCGTCTCGACAAGCTCTCCCGCAGTCTCCCGCGCCGCAAGGCTTCTCGAGGTCTCGGTGGCGTCGGGAACAAGGCTCTCCGGAGCGGTACAGGCGGCAACGCCCGGCACCGATACCTTCCTCTTTGGCCTTCACGGATTCAAGTAAATGAACTTCGGCCAGTTCTTCCGCATCATCAGGGGCGGCAATATCTCAGCTCCTCCCCCTCCCACGGGCGGCGGCGGTGGCGGTGGTGGCGCTGCGCCCCCAATCTCGCTTTCGATCACGCAGGTAAAATGCCACGAGCCGAAAGCGCTTCCGATTGTCGGCAATCTCGCCACGGTAACAAGCAGCGACCTTCCCCTGATCACCGATACGTACATTCCGAGCGTGACGGACGGCGGATTCCTGCTGTCCCAGGCACGTAATGTCGTTCAGTGGGACCCGGTCCTTGAAGATGATGCGGGGATCAAGACGTTCCACCTGAGCGATGGAGTGAACACCGTCGCGCTTCAGGTCGAGAAGCTGATGAACCTCTACCTTCCGGGAGTTGAGAAACTTGCTCCCGTGGGTACGCCGGTTGCATGGCTTTACGGCTATCACGGCTCGACCCGTCCAACCTTGGGAGGAACGGCCGCCACCTATTTCGCCCTCAAGGGCTGGCAAATGGGTGGTATCTGGTATTGGTGGCTCGCGGTCAAAGCCTCGCTGTCCGGTCTAAGTGCTCCTTCGACTGTCGCATACACGATCGCATCAAGCGGTCTCACCACGATCAGTGGAACAATCGATATCCTGGTCGATACCGGGTTCGATATGGACGGCTGGCCCGATCCGGACCCGCCTATCGCACCATCGGCTCCGACAAGCACGCGCAGTTCGACAAAAATCCTCGCCAGCGGGCAGACGATTGACGGGGAGAACATCGGCGGCCTCTCTCTGGCCTACAAGCAAAGCACCTCGTTCCTCACGAACATCAGCATCACCAATGTCACTGGTGACGGTGCGGCGCAGGTCATGCGGAACTCGGGTGGTTCGGGTGTAACCAACTTCACCGTCCAGAAGGTCAGCGTCGTCAATGGCCGATATGTTCAGGGCATCGGCTTCGGCGGTGTGCGCATTGGCAATAATCCCTGCTCGAACGTGACAATCACGGACATCAGCTGGGTATCGATCCCCGGTGGTGCATTTGCCACCAGTGCTGACGACATTTCGGGCGGTGCCTGCATCCAGGGCAAGGTCCCAACCAAGAGCTATGCCGGCAACCTGACGTTCCAGCGCATCCACGTTGACGGCCTTTACATGAATACCGTCAGTCCGACTGGCGCGACGATCTTTCCTAATGGCGATGGTGTGGCGACAGAACGTTATGACAGCTGGCTCGGACCAATCACGATCACCGATGTGTGGTTCAAAGGCGCCGATGGTTGTGTGGACTGCAAGGCCATTACCGGGACCGTGATTAACCGCGTTCGGATGGAAGGCGGTCACTATTGCGTCAAGGACTGGACCGGCAACGTCTGGGATAATTGCAAGAGCATTGACCTAGGGGCGCACCACATCATCGGCGCTGCAATTACCACCGCGCTTCCCACTTTGAGAAACGTGCGGAAGTTCGGAACCCGGATGACTGACGTTGACCTGATGAAGTTCCAGGACATCCAGGGGGCAACGATGGTCGGCAGGCTCGACATCCCCGCGGGGATGACATTGGCGCAGGGCGACAAGAACTCGCTCGGCTCATTCCTCCTGCTTCCCGATGGCACGGGCCTTTATCAGACCGGCAGCAACGGCTTCACCGCCTTCACTCCAGTGTAGGAAACTTAACGTATGGCACTCGAAAACGAGCAGGCGGCAGAGGCCGCGAATACCGAAGCACAGAAAGTCGAGGAACAGTTTGCGGCGGCGGACGCCAATGCCGACCCAAACCCGCCTTCGATCGAGGATCTCGCCAGCGAGATTGGGTGGGTGCCGCAGGACAAGTTCTCGGGCCCCTCCGAGAAATGGAAGCCCGCCGACCAGTTCATCCGTGAAGGCCGCAAGATCCAAGACTTGCAGAGCCGTGAGCTGAAATCCATCCGCGAAACCCTCCAGACGGTCCAGGCGACGAGCGCAACTCTGTTCCAGTCGAAGCTTGCCGAGCAGCACGCCGAATTGTCTCGAAAGTATGCGGCGGCAATCGAGAAGGGCGACCCCGACGAAGCGTGGAAAGCCGCGAACCAGATCCGCGACCTTCAGGCACGGGCCGCGGCTCCGATCGGCAGCACACCGACCCCGGCTCCCGAGACCGAGCAATGGGTCTCGAAGAACAAAAGGCTATGGGGCGATCCCGTAGCTCGAAACGACGCACTGGCGATCTGCAACGCCTATGCGACCGATTACCCCAATTCGTCGCCGGCCGAGCAACTGGCGTACACCGAGAGCCACATGCGGGCTCGTTATCCGCACCTGTTCGACGACAAGCCTCCTCCTCAGGTCAACGGCAATATCCAGCGTAATTCCGCCGCTCCGGCGAGGGGAAAGACGATCGCGGACCTGCCCAAGGAAGCCCGGGCGATCGCTGAAGATTATGTCGAACGCGGGCTCATTCCGAACGTCGAATTATACGCGAAGAATTATTTCGCGGAACTTGAGAAAAGGAAGCAATAATGGCTGACAATCGGGCCGACAGGGCCTCCCAAGTCGCGGCAGAGCGCCGCAGGAGAGACGATTACCACGGGCTTCCACGGTTGAAGCTCGCAATCCCTGAGGAAGTCAGGGCCAGGCTCGCGGCTGAAGGCCGCACCCCCCGCTGGGTGAACGACACCGGAAGCCGCGTGGCCGACCTCACCACCCACGATGACTATGATCCCGTCGAAGGGGTCGATCCGGTCCAAGTCGATTTCGTGGACGGCAAGCCCGTTTACGCGAAACTCTTCTCCAAGCGGAACGACTTCATCAAAGAGGACCAGGCCAAAGCGGACGAACAGCGGAAAGCCGTCGAGGCCGGAATGCACAAGGGCCGAATCCCTGGGCAGAACGGCGCTCCGGTCCAGCAGCTTCAAGGCGCGATGGACGCACCCGTTTACGTCGATCCGGCCTCGAAGATTGGCAGGGCCAACCAGGTTCTCGAATAGCCGCCCCTCCATAGGCGGCTCTGAAAAAGGGTTCGACCTATGGCAAATGCTAACACCCCGTTCGGGTTCAAGCCGGTCAAGATGCAGGGTTCCGGTGTCGTCACTGGAGGTCTGGAGACGTTCTACGTCCCGGCCACCGACGCGACCGCGCTCTTCATTGGCGATCCGGTCATCAAGGCCGGTTCCGCCGACGCCAACGGCGTTGCGACCGTCACTCGCGCCACCGCAGGCGCTTCGATCACCGGCGTTGTCCAGGGCTTCCTTCCGGATGCCACTGGCGTTGTTCCGAAGTCTCGTGCGGCCTCGACCGCCTGCTACGTCCTTTGCAGCACCGACCCGGCGATCGTTTACGAGGTCCAGGAAGATGCGGTCGGCGGCGCTCTTGCCGCCGTGGACGTGGGCCTGAATGCCGACTTCATCATCGCGGCCGGTTCGAGCGTCACCGGTCTGTCCGGAACGATGCTCGACACTTCGACCAAGGCAACGACCAACACCCTGCCGCTGAAGATCCTCGGATTTGTCCAGCGTCCGGACAACGTGATCGGAGCCAATGCCAAGGTGCTGGTGAAAATCAACGCCAACACTGAATCCGCTGGCGTGGCCGGCGTTTAAGGAAAGGGCTGACAAATGGCAGTTACCACTCGTGCAAGTCGCCCGGACCTTCTACTTCCGGGCATCCAGTCCATCTTCGGACACACCTACGACAAGCTCGAAAAGCAGTATTCGCGTATCTTCGATGTTCGCACGTCGAAGAAGGCCGCCGAGAATGTCGTGGAGGTCACCGGCCTCGGTCTCGCGACGGTCAAGGGAGAGGGCCAGTCCATCTCCTACGATGGTTTCGGGCAGGGTCCGAAAACCCCCTTCGTCCACGTCACCTACGGCCTCGGGTTCATTCTCACCCGAGAGGCGCAGGAGGACAACCTGTATCAGGACGTTGCCGAGGCGAATGCCCAGGCGCTTCCCTATTCGATGCTGGTGACGAAGGAAACGGTTCACGCCAATATCTTGAACCGCGCGTTCAACTCGTCCTATGTCGGCGGCGACGGCAAGGAGCTCGTCTCCAACGCCCACCCGACCGTCAATGGAACGCAGTCGAACCTCCTGACCGCCGCCGACCTGTCGGAAGCGGCTCTCGAGGATGCAATCACCAACATCACCTTGGCGAAGAACTCGGCAGGTCTCCCGATCATGCTGAAGGCGGTTCGGCTCATCATCAGCCC